TTGTCAAAGTACCTTCCTCATCGTTACAATCAAGGCAAGAGCAATAGTCGTCCGAGACCACGCTCTGTTGTAACGGGTTCCGAGCGGTCCAGTTCGAGCACCTCGGGTAGCAGCAACGAGTTTTTACTCTCACCCCAACGGGTAGCTGCGATCAAGGAAGCTGGAATGTGGGACAACAAGGAACAACGCATGAAGATGATTAAACGCTTCATGGATTTCGACCGCGAACAACAAAGGAGTGGAAATGGACGATAGGCTTAGAAAGAATTCTGACGCTGGCCGACGCACTCGGGCTTCCGAGGATCGACAGCGTGACGCACCTGAGGCAGGTTTTGCCTTTGCGGAGGAACGTCGCAAGATGTTCCGGTCGGAGTGGCTACAGGAGGCTCTCCCGACACCGCCGGAGATTCCCGGCTTCCACCTTTGTTGGCTATCGACTACCAATTCGTATGATCCGATTCACAAGCGGATGCGCCTGGGCTACGAGCCTGTTAAAGCTGATGATCTTCCCGGCTTTGAGCATCTAAAAGTGAAAGCAGGCGAGTTTGCAGGGTTTGTGGCATGTAACGAAATGATCTTGTTCAAGCTTCCAATGGACATTTATCAGGACTACATGACGCAGGCTCACTTCGAGGCGCCCCTGGAAGAGCAGGAAAAGATCCGGGTGCAAGTCGAGCAGTTGCAAGGCGCACGCGACTCAAACGGCAGACGGCTTGGGATGGTTGAGGGCGACGGGATGAATTTTGATCAACCACATCGACCCCCGGTATTCGAGGGTTGAGACCTCAGGAGTCTTATCAATGAGTGCTACCTCTGCTGCCTTTGGCATGCGGCCTGCGTACCACCCCTCGGGGCTGGATCGTGCGCAAGCATTAGCCAACGGTATCGCGTCGGGATACGCGTCAAATATCCAAAAAGGTCAGCCTGTAAAGATCGACGTTACTACCGGTCAAATCGTACCTGCGGCCGCTGGTGATGCTTTCGTAGGCTGTTTCGCAGGCGTGGAATTTACCGACACCACCGGTCGTCGGCGTGTTTCCAACTTTTGGCCTGCTTCTACCTCGGCAACCGAGATTGTTGCATATTTCTATAGCGATCCTGCTATCGTTTATGAAATCCAAACCAATGGCACGCTTGCACAAACGTCCATCGGTCAGGAATACGACCTCGCTTCCACGACCGCTCCGGCCACGGTAACTACAGGTCTTTCGGCTTGCATGATGAGTACTACCGCAGCCAGTGCTAACGGTTCCGCTCAGATGCGTGTGATTGACATTGCGCCTTACCCCGACAATGCTTGGGGCGATGCGTATGTGATCGTGCGTGCCCAAATCGCCGAGCATCAGTTCGGTTCCATCTACTCTGGCGGACGTTTGTACCCCGCCACGATCCTGTAAGGAGGGCTAGATCATGGCAGCCCCGATGCGCAGTACCGACTTTCGGTCGATTGTCGAACCGATTCTTAACGAATCGTTCGACGGTATTTACGACCAAAGAGCCGATGAGTGGTCCACCGTTTTCCGTGAGCAAAACGGTATCCCCCGCAACTACCACGAAGAGCCGGTCCTTTATGGCTTCGGCGCAGCCCCTGAAATGCCTGACGGTACTCCCGTCACATATCAGCAGGGCGGCGTGCTCTTCCTCAAGCGCTATGTGTACAAGGTCTATGGTTTGGCCTTCGCACTGACCAAAGTGCTCGTGGAAGACGGCGACCATATCCGGATTGGTCAGGTCTATGCTAAGCACCTCGCACAGTCTCTCGTCGAGACCAAAGAGACCTTGGCAGCCAACGTGCTCAACCGTGCCTTTACCGCAGGCTATAACGGTGGCGACGGCGTTCCTTTGAACTCCGCCTCTCACCCAATCGTCTCGGGCACTTTCAGCAACCTGCTTACGACCGCTGCGAACCTTTCGCAAACGTCCCTCGAGCAGATGCTCATCCAGATCCGTCAGGCTGTTGACAACAACGGCAAGAAGATCCGTTTGAACCCGCTGAAGTTGGTTGTTGCTCCTGGCAACACCTTCCAGGCTGAAGTTCTGCTTAAGAGCGTTCTGCGTGCTGGTACCGCAAACAACGACATCAACCCGATCAAATCGATTGGCTTGCTGTCCGAGGGCGCTTCGGTTATCAGCCGTTTGACCTCGCCTACCGCATGGTGGGTGCAGACCGACGCACCGGAAGGCATGAAGCTGATGATGCGCCGTGCCCTTGAGAAGACCATGGAAGGTGACTTCGAAACCGACTCCATGCGCTACAAGGCCACCGAGCGTTACGACATCGGCTGGACCGACCCGCGTGCCATGTACGGTACTCCTGGCGTCTAAACCGGCGAGGGGCTTCGGCCCCTCTCCTCATAGGAGAGTCAAATGGCATACGATAATGAAGTGACCAATATCGCGGGAATGCTTTCTGCGATCTCCGCGGTTATTACGTTCGCTAACGGAACGGCGGTAACGATTGGCACGCTTCCCAAAAACGCCCAGATTGTGGACGTCAACATTGATGTAACAACCGCCTTTAACGCTGGCACGACCAATACGGTCACTGTTGGCAAAACTGGGTCGGCTGCTGCTTATGTTGCCGCTACGTCGGTCGGTTCTGCTGGACGTGCTTCGGTCGCAACTACGGGTGTTTACAGTGCTTGGGCAGACGTAGGTAACAATGACGTCGATTACGCAACGGTCACCTATAGTCAGTCTGGTGCCGCGGCTAGTGCTGGCGCCGCTCGTGTAACGATCGTTTACAGATCGCCAACGTAAGGAGCAGATCATGGGTCAATTCAAGCCGATGGTCAAAATGATGACTACCGAGCCTTCAGTGGAGTTAAAGCTGAAGAAAGGCGGTCATGTCCAGCGTAAAGCGATTGGCGGTATGCCTGAGGCAGCAATGCCCTCAGAGCGCGGCGTTCCCATGGCGGCACGTCGTGGTATCGCCCCAAAGATGACCGTGCCTAAAGGCGGTATGCGCGGTCCAATGATGCGCAAGAAGGGCGGCGAAGTTGAGTCCAAGTCGATGCACAAGGCCGAAATGGCCGAGATGAAAGGCATCAAGAAGGAACTCAAGTCCCACGAGGACAAGCCTGCTTCCAAGGCGCATAAAGGCCTTAAATCGGGTGGTGTTGCAGCCTATGCAACCGGCGGCGTTATTCAGAAGCACGCTACCGGTGGCGTTATCCAAAAGTTCAAGAATGGCGGACTTCAGGACGACGGCAAGGCAGTGAAGTACCCGAAGGTGCCTGCTACCAAACCTCCGTACATTACGAAGCTTGCCGACACCCATAAAAAGGGCGGTCGGATTGCTAAGAAGGCTTACGGCGGCGCGTGCTGAAACGGTGGGGGCTAAGGCCCCCGCTTACTTTAAGGACTTGCAATGAAAGTTCAATCCGTTTCAAAGACAGGAGTAGGCTCAAGCAGCGCTCTGGTCATGAATACCAACATCAGCCCCTTTAACGTCGGGTTTGGTGTCGTTGTAACTGGGACGGTCAACTATACCGTTCAGCACACTTTCGACGATCCCGCTATTGGGTTCTCGACTTGGTTCTCGCACCCCACGGTAGCCTCGCTGGCAGCCAATGCCGATGGCAACTATGCTTTCCCGGTAACCGGTGTTAAGGTCCTGGTGAACTCGGGATCGGGTACCGCAACGCTTAATCTCATCCAAGCAGGTATCTGATGGGCATCGTCGGCTACACCGGCGTTGCTGATCAAGCCAATACGTCCGATGGGTTTGCTCGTGGCGTAGGGGCTCAAAACGTCATTGGCGGCACAGATTGGGGCCTGGACGTTGGCGATAACGGCGTGGTCGATATGTATGGTGCGGTTCCTACAACCACCTTCTACATTCTTGATGAGACAGACCCAGGGTACGTCCTTCAGGAAGACAACAGCAAGATCGTATTGGAGGCCTCGTAATGGCTGATCAAAAGATTTCCGCGATGCCTACCGCCGCAACCCTAACGGGTGCGGAGCTTGTCCCCATGGTCCAGAGCGGTGCGAACGTAAAGGCCACGCTCGATAGCCTTCGTAACTTTGATAACGCTTACGGTGCCTTTAGCAGCAACGTCGACCAAGCTGGAAGCATTAGCGCAGGCACGGCCATGACGTTCAATTCCGTGGATGTTGCAGACGGCGTTACGGTTGCAAGCAGCAGCAGGATTACTGTGCCTAATGCTGGGATTTACAACCTGCAATTCAGTGCTCAGTTTAAGAACGTCGAAAACACGCAAGAGGATGTCACGATTTGGTTTCGGGTTGATGGCGTTGATCTCGCCAACTCGGCAACCCAAATAACGATACCCGCACGCAAGTCTGCAAGCATATTCGGTTATGGGGTCGCGGCCTGGAATATCTTCCTGTCGCTTACCGCGGCCCAGTACGTTCAAATTGTATGGCTTCCAACCGTCGTAACCTTGACGATGGAGGCCTTGCCTGCCAGTTTATCGCCTGCTTATCCTGCGATTCCTTCCGTTATTGCAACCATGCAGCAGGTAGCCTAAATGCCAGCCAAGTCTAAGGAGCAGTTCCGCCTGATGCAGGCGGTGGCCCATAACCCCTCGTTCGCCAAGAAGGTCGGTATCAAGCCGAGCGTAGGGTCTGAGTACACCAAATCCAACGTCGGGGGAAAGTCCTATGCAAAACTTCCTGAACGCCTTAAAGAGGGCGGTCCAAGCCTTGCGGTCGGCCGTGGCGAGAAGCTTCCAGTCTCTCAAGGAGCGGGTCTTACCGCCAAGGGTAGAGCGAAATACAACCGAGAAACAGGATCAAACCTGAAGGCTCCACAGCCCGAAGGAGGCGCCAGAAAGCGCTCCTTTTGCGCCAGGATGCAAGGGGTAGTGGATAATGCCAAGGGACCCGCTGAACGCGCCAAAGCGTCCCTACGGCGCTGGAAATGCTAAGGGGTAGCGATGACAACATCGGGCACGGTAGGCCAAACAGTCATCACGACGCAAAGCCTCATCGATCATGGGGCTCGTCGCAGCGGTAAGTTTGCCGAATCGTTGACGGTCGAGCAGGTCAACGCCTCCAGGCAAAACCTTTACTACCTGCTATCGAACCTCGCAAACCGCGGGATTCAATTCTGGTGCGTCGAGCAGACCATCATCGGTATGAAGGCCTTGCAGTACATCTACGACCTTCCCGTTGGGACCGTGGACGTGCGCAATGTGCTCTACCGCAAGACGATGAGACCTTCGGGCTCTTACACGTCCTCGGCCGGTGGCGTGGTCTCCAATGCCTTCGATGAGAATACCGACACCATTTGTACGCAGACTTCCCCTGGCGGGAACATCGCCATTCAGTACACGGGCGATACCTACGTCACGATGGTCGGCCTCCTCCCAGGAACCTCCTCGACGGTCAACTTGATCATCGAATATTCATCCAATGGGTCGACCTGGAGCACGCTTAAAAACCCTGGATCGACGGTCTTGGTGGACAACGAGTGGACATGGTTCACGATCGAGCCTGGGGTATCAGTACCCTATTACCGCGTGAGGGCCGTTTCCGGTACTCTGGTCATGCGCGAGGTCTATTTTGGGACCACGGTTACCGATATTCCGATGGCTAGGCTTAATCAGGACGACTACACGAACCTGCCAAACCGCAACTTCCCAAGCAATCAGCCCCTGCAATTCTGGTTTGATCGCAAGCTGGACCCCCAGGTTTACTTGTGGCCGGTCCCAAACAATAGCTTCGTGCAAATGGTCTGCTGGCGGCAGCGTCAGATCGAGGATGTAGGGGCCTTAAAGGACTCCATCGAGGTCCCTCAGCGCTGGTTCCCGGCCATTCAGGCCATGCTTGCCCATGCGATGAGCCTCGAGCTTCCTGACGTGCAGGAACAACGCATTCTGCTGCTTGAAAAGTACGCCAAGGAGGCCTTGTACGACGTCGAGCAGGAAGAGCGCGACAAGAGCCCGATCTACTTCGCGCCGAACATTTCGATGTACACCCGATAATGCCTAGATTCCTTGACACTCATGGCAATACGGTGCTATCGATCGCGATTTGCGGTCGGTGCAGCATGAAGAGGGCTTACGTTCAGCTTTCTTCGGACCCGAATTACCCTGGGCTGATGGTTTGCGATGAGGGGTGCAAGGATCAGTTCGATCCCTATCGACTTCCTGCCCGACAAACTGAGAGAATTACGCTTCGGTGGCCTCGTCCTGATA